ACTTTGATGATAGTAAAACGGGCGAGGTAGAGGCAGTCAGAGCTGCTAACTATATCAAAGAAGAGGGCGGGTCAGTCGAGGTAGTCAAACCAGAAGAGCTGGGTGATTACAACGATGCCAAAAATGCGCTGGAGGGAGAGCTGGTAGACGATAAGCCGAACATGACACAGGTGGAGGTGTACGGCTATCAGATAACAGATAAGGGCAGATACTTAGACGTAGCGCAGAATCTAAAAGGCATACTTATCGAGAAGAACATCACAGTTGATTGGAACGTAATTAAGAAGCGGATGGACATACAAATACCCACCAACGAACTCAACACTTCGGGTATGAGTATCATCACGGACTTAGAGGAGTCTTCGTCGGTCACAGCGATTGAGGACTTCTGCAACCAGAAAGGCATTCCTAGCAAGCGAGTCATATACAACCTCAAGCTGGTAGCCAGAGAACACAATCCCGTCAAGGAATGGATCGAATCTAAGCCTTGGGATGGCAAACATCGATTGGACCTACTGCTTGAAACAGTCGATGCAGAGGACAACAACCTCAAAAACATCCTGATGAAACGCTGGCTTTTGAGTTGTATCGCCGTTGCTTGCTCACCCAGAGGTGCAGCCAGTGAGGGGATACTGGTCTTCGTTGGCAAGCAAGCGCTGGGTAAAACGATGTGGATGAAGAGCTTGGCTCCCAATCCTGAGTGGTTACTTGAAGGAGCAACGCTAAATCCAGCAAGCAAGGACAGTGTGAAGCAGTGTGTCAGCTATTGGCTGTGTGAGCTGGGAGAGCTGGCATCGACATTCAAGAAGGCTGATGTGGATATGCTGAAGGCTTTCATCACCAAGGGGGATGATGAGCTACGGCTACCCTATGATCGAACATGGTCTCGATATAGTAGGAGGACTGCCTTCTATGGTTCAGTGAACGAGCCACAGTTCTTGGTAGACAGCACTGGCAATCGTCGCTTCTGGGTGGTGAGAGCTAAGTCCATTGACTTCAGGCATGGTTTGAATATGCAGCAAGTCTGGGCTGAGGTGAAGGAAACAATGTTCGATAGAGGTGAGCAGTGGTTCTTGACCAGCGAAGAGCGGCAGATGCTGCAAGAGAGTAACGAGCTGTTCAGGACGCAAAGCGCTGTCGAAGACCTAATATTGGAGCACGTTAGGTTCGATAGTCAGGATACTAAGTCGGTGCAGATGACCAGCTTACTCAGAGACTTGGGCATCCCACAGCCGAGAATGAATGACATCAAAGAGGCAGCGAGGGTGCTGTCTGAGAATGGTTGTGAGCCGAGACGCTCGAATGGCAAGAAGATCTACGATTTGGACTACACTCCTGTCGATAATTCAGATGAGAACTACACGCCTAACTGGAGCAACAAGTACGACTGACAGGGTATAGCTTTTTGGAGCGTGTTGGTGTGCTTGTTTTTATGAACTGTGTTTTTGTTAGCTTGTTATTGTAGACAAATGTGCAGTATTAGAATCACTGTTACCTGTACCCTGTTGTTTTTTTAGATAAGTCATTGTTATATAAGACTATGTTATAAGGGTAGTGTATAACTATATACTAATAAAGTTTTGTTTTTTATGTTTATGATTTAGTTGTAAGTAGTAAATCATAAGTGTATATATAAATAGTCTGGGGAGGGCTGTACCCTTACCCTGTACACTGTTTGGTTATGGAGGTGAACTATGCAGGAATTTGTATACAACTATGGTTTCGATGTTGAAACGAACTACAGACTGTGGAGAATATGCAACCAAGATGAGAGAGCGGCGTTCAACGAGCAGCAGTACTCAGAGCAGGAAGCGCGGAAAGTATTCACGGACCAACTGGAGAGCAAATGGCTCAAGGAGCATCGAAGGGCAGACCAAAGAAGGAGCGCCCTCAGTTAGCGTTAGCACCAACCGAGTTCGAGGATGATGAGGAGCTAGGACTCACCTCGATGCAAGTTGCCTTTGTGTGGCATTACACCGAAGGCGCTTGTGGTCAGACCGAAGCGGCTCGAAGGGCTGGGTTTAGTTTCCCGGCAGTCGCAGCATCGAAGATGCTCAACGGCAAAGATGTGCCAAAGGTTACGACTGCGGTTCGAATGAAGCAGGACGAACTCAAGCAGAAGTATGCGATAACGCCAGAGAAGACCGGGAGCTTCCTGTGGAAAGTAGCAGAAGAGAGCTTCAACTCCGGTCATTACGCCAGCGCTGTCGCGGCTATCAAAGAGCTGAACCAGATGGCAGGGATATCGGTACACAGGTCTCAATCGCTTAATATCAACGCAAACATAGATACGATGGACCGCAACGAGATCAAGGGCAGACTTAGGGCGTTGTTAGGAGATCAGACCGAGTATCTTGCAAAAGATCGATGACTAATATATTTTGCGTTTCTGGTTAAATTAACTTCGAAAACGCCGCCTCCCGCCCCCGCCCCCAGAAAAACAAGAAAAAAAGGAATAACAGCGCCAGCCCTTATGCCGTGGGGTTATAAGAGCGGTGATCGGTGGTGTTTGGGCGCGGTGGGGTGATGATCTTGTGCTCACAGGGGTCACTTTTGGGACTCCTGAGCGTCTGGTTTTTGGTTTTGACTTGCTATTTTTTGCGACCCCCCACCACCCCCTGTGACAAACTGCGCTGTGCGGCAAGTGTAAAACTGAGTTCGCCTCAAATAATTATCAAAAACTGTGGAGCATAAAAGAACCCCCGGCTACCGTGAGGAGATCGAGTTCACAAACAAGTAGCCGAGGGAGGAGAAGTCGGAGGAGTAACATCCGACACCGGAATACTGGTTGAAATTGTCTCTCAATGCAACATAATCCGGGCATGGCTGATTCAAGAAACAAAGGAGCAGTTTTCGAGCGCGACATCGTGAAGCGCCTGAACCAGTTCTTCGAGGACCACAACAGCGATATCCGCTGCAAGCGCAATCTTGATCAGTACCAAACGAACAACCTGTGCGACATCGAGCTGAGTGAGCTGGATCTCGCCATCGAGTGCAAAGCATACAAATCTGGCTGGTGGTTCGCTCCAGCTTGGTGGGAGCAAGTATGCGAAGCAGCACAAGACAAGACACCCATACTGGTGTGGAAGTTCAACAACAAGCCGATTCGCGTAACACTCCCAATCTACGCGATTGATCCAGCGTTACCCCGAAACAAAGATCATACGGCTGTTGTTACTTTCGATCAGTGGTTAAATATCGTGGAACACAAATTGTTCCACATGGAACACGCAGCGTGAAACAACCGCTCAACTACAGCCTTGGTGGTTCTGTATCTGAGATGATGCGGGACAAACCAAGAGAGCCGATGCTCACCGAAGCTCAACTCGCCAACCTAGCTGGCTCTTTCGCGCCTTTTGCGGGATCAGCGGATGCGCTAGGCGAATATCCAGCCTTCCCAGAGCGGGGTGTTGGCACGATAGAGATGTTAAGAGGGGCAAGGAGTCCCAGCCTTCGGGAAAATATAGCCGAAGGTAACTATGGAACAGCGGCTCTTCAGGGTTTAGGTAGCCTCGGAGATGCGACTTACCTAATTCCGGGTGCTGGGGCGATATTGGGACCGACACTAGGGAGCGTTCTCAAGGCTCCAAGGGCGGTGCAAAAATTGCTAAGAGCTTCGGATGCAGCGGAAGAGGGTATTGGTTCGATACCTCAGAGCGCGGCAGTGATGCCTGACGATGATGCGTTGATGGCAATGGACTTTGCCACCGAAATGCAGGACTTGCAGCGCATGATTGATGACGATATCAATATGCAGAACCCGGATTTCCTCATGGTTTTGGAGGAACACCCTGCTGTGATCAAGGGAACGGCTGCTTTGGAGGATATTCCGGTCACTTCTAACGATCCTTTGTATGGTTCTATGGAGTGGGACGGCGGCAGGAGCTTCAATTTCGAAGATGACGGGATGATCGTGGTGGGATATGAGGAGGGAGTTGAAAAACTTTACGATAGATCTCGCAAATTGGGGTTTATTGATGATAAAATGGAGTACCCCGGTCCTCAGCCCCGCGCTGAAGGGCAAAAACCAAGAGCGGTGATAGTAGTCGGACCACCAGCGTCCGGTAAAAGCTCGATCAGCAACCCCATCGCTCGTAAATTAGACGCAACGATTATCGATTCGGACGAAGCCAAGAAGCTTTTGCCTGAATATCAGGGTGGAGTGGGCGCAAATGCGGTCCACAAGGAGAGCAAACGGATCACAGGCATGGTTCAGGACATCGCAGTCGCCAATGGCGACAATCTGGTGATCCCAACAGTCGGTGATGAGGTCGAGAGTATTCGAAAAAAGGCAATGGACCTGAAGGATGTGGGTTATGAGGTCGATCTTGTTGACGTAGTGGTTCCTGCCAAGGAAGCTAAGAAGCGCATGATCGCCCGATTTGCCAAAACAGGCAGGATCATTCCGTTTGAGTACTTGAGATCGGTTGGTGATAACCCAACCAAGAATTATGATTTATTGAGAGAAGAAGGAGTGTTTGATGGATACGCGAGAATTGACAACTCGGTTGGGTTTAGGGATGCAAAACCGCTCATCGAAGATACTAGAGAATTATTCAAAGGCACAGAAGTTCGATTACAGGACCGCCGAGCGGGAGGGGGAGGCAGAAGCCAAGAATCCCCAATCCCAAGCGATAGTGCAGCGGATCTTAGAGAAGCAGAGAAACAGAGGGGCATAGGCTCCCTCTGATTATCGGATCAGCTCTCTCTCAGTCCCGTTGATTCGATACAGTTTGTAGCAGATCGAGGCTTCATCCAGACGTTTCATTCTGGGTTCTAATAATTTTTCGAACATATCTTCGGGACAGCGAAAGGTCTTTGCGTATCCCATCGATCTGTTGGGGAACATTCGCAGCTCCTCCAGTTCGTAAATATCATTCATTGGTTTGCTCCTCCTGTTCAACGTCTAACAGTATACCTTTGTCTGCGAGATACTCAGAAACGATGTCTGAGATGTCGTTTATAAGAAAAGCTCCGGGCTGCACATCACGAAGGGAGTCCCGAAAATCTATGGTCCCATTAGGGACGGTATCAATGAAACGAGCTTTGAAATTTTGATCCCGAATTAAACACGCTATCTTAGCGGTTAATAACCTCTGCATATCCTCAACTGCTTCGTTGAAATTTGAATCCAAAATCTCTTGAATCTTTTGCTCAGTCCTTTTCATACTCACTTTCTTTCTCCTCTTCTTTGTAATTCATGAGGTAATTCAAAACTAGCTCAAGATCGAACCGTATCGTTTTACCCACTTTCATATAAATATCTTTCGGTATTGTTCCATCACGCAGCCAATTTCTAACGGTTGATGAACTCACCCCGCAATATTCTGCTACCTCTTCGATTGTCACTAATTTATTCAC